GCGTTGATTAACCGGTAGGCGAGGACGACTAAGCTCACAATGGCCGCTATTATCAACTATACACCACCTCCGACGCTTTCCCGGTTTATCAAGGATTACCTGCCGTCGGAGCTGTTCTACGACTGGATCGTAGGGCCGGTTGGCTGTCTGCCCGCCGATAGCGAGTATCTGACGCCCGCCGGATGGAAGCGTATGGACGCATGGGTGCCCGGCGACCGGGTGGCTGTCTGGGATGACGGTGAGGTGCTGTTCGAGGAGGCAGAGCATGTCTGCTTGCCTGCCACTGAGCCGTTCCATGTGTTTGACAGCGGCAGCTTGCGAATGGAGCTGTCGAGCGAGCACACCGTGCTCTACAACGACTATCGCGGGGTGCAACGCACCTGCTCTGCCTTACAGATGGCGCGTGCCCCGTCGCGGCGCACAATCCCGACGACATGGCGGCAGCCCGGCGGCGTCGTCATGGCCGAAGCCGAGATCAGGCTGCGAATTGCGATCAGCGCGGACGGCTGCCTACCTCCTCGCTCGCAGCAGACCATCGTCACACTGCGCAAGGAACGTAAAAAAGACCGGCTCCGCACACTGCTGACAGCGGCGGGGGTAGTGTGGCGGGAGGCAGGCAACCCGGCTCGACCGACCGAGACCCGGTTCGTGTTCCAGGAATGGCGGGACAAATCGCTGGCGTTCGTCTGGGGCCTCGACGCCGCCGGGCTGGAAACAGTGATGGACGAATGCACGCGGTGGGACGGGCTGAATGAGCACGCCGAGAAGCGGTTCTATACCACACTCAAGGACCATGCCGACGCGATCCAGTATGCAGCACACGCCACCGGGAGGCGAGCGTCGATCCACACATATATCGACCCGAGGAACGCTGAGTGGGCGACGTCCTACACAGTGTCGATCAGAACAGGAGACAACCCGAAAAACCAGGCGATGGTGCGCGCAGAGACCAGGATCGGGCTGCGTGAGGCCCCTGACGGGTTGAAATACTGCTTCACGACCAGCACCGGGTTTTTCATCGCACGCTGCGCAGGGACTGTGTTCATTACCGGAAACTCCGGCAAGACCACCGCGATCTTCATGAAGCTGGTGTATATGGCGGGGCTTCAGGAGAGAGGACCGGACGGTATCCGTCGGACCCGCGCCGTGATCGTCCGCAACACTTCGACACAGCTTCGCGATACGACGCTCAAGAGCTGGTTCACCTGGTTCAAGGACGGACAGGCCGGGCACTGGGGCGCGACCGAGAAAAACTTCATTCTCCGGTTCGGCGATATCGAGTGCGAGGTGTTGTTCCGCCCGCTCGACACACCCCAGGACGTCGCGCGCGTGCTCTCGCTTGAGGTGACCTTTGCCATCGTCGATGAGTTTGTCGAGATACCTGAAGCGATCATTGACGCGCTCTCGGCCCGGTGCGGGCGCTACCCGTCTGCTGTTATGGGCGGAGTGACGAACTGGGGCATGTGGGGTTCATCCAACCCATCGACCGAGGATAACTGGTGGTTCGACCACCTGCACAACGGCGGCGGTATCATCCAGCCAGGCGAGGGTGTGTCGTTGCACCGACGGGTTGTGTTCGACGAGCGCAACGCGCGGTATTTCCTGCAGCCGTCGGGCTTTTCGGATCAGGCCGAGAACGTCGAGAACCTGCCCGGCAAACGCAATTATTATATCAACCAGGCCAAGAACAAATCCGAAGCGTGGGTGAAGCAGTTCCTGGAGGCGGAGTGGGGCTACAGCGTGTCGGGCAAGCCCGTCGTCGGCTCGTTCAACTCGCGCGTGCATCTGTCCAAGACACCGCTGCGCTACGACCCCAACCTCGACCTGGTCGCAGGGTATGATCCGGGTCTTGGGGGAAGCGCGATGACGTTCGGGCAGCAGGACTTGGAGGGTCGGCTGCATGTGCTGGGGGAGATCACCGCCTCGGGGCTTGGTGCGGGGCGGTTTCTCAACGAGCGGCTGCGTCCGTTCCTCAGCCGGGGGTTTGCAGACTGTCAACCTGGCCGGTTCATCATCGCGCCTGACCCGGCGGCGAACAACCGCTCGGCGAACGACGAGAACACGATCTTGGCCACGATCAAGCGCGCCTACCCGGTGTCGATAGAGAGCAACAACCGGCTGCCGCTACGACTCGACGCGATCGACTATTTCTGCACCGGGATGGTGTATGGGCTACCCCGGCTGGTGATCGACGAAAAGGCGTGCCCGGTGCTGGTGCGCGCGCTCAAGGGCGGCTGGAGATACATGCTGGACAAGGCAGAAACCATCCGGGAGGGCGGTCGAGGCCCGATACCCGAGAAGAACGTCTATTCCCATAATGGGGACAGTTTTGGCTACCTGGCCCGGTATTTCCATCGACATTCCCTAAAGAACGAGCGATATACCCTGGGCGGTGCAGGTATAAAACCGTTCGTGCCGCCCCGGTCGTCTGGCAGTTCGTATCATCACAGATGACGAAATATATGGGGGGTTCAGATGGCAAGTCAGCTCGGAAACACGTTTAACGCCAGCTCGCCTGCCCTGGCCATGACCGTCGAAGGCGCGGTCGGTGCTCCGATGGTCCGCGTGCCGGCACCAGCGCCTGTGCGTCGGATCGACCCTCGCACGTTGGAGAGTCTGGGCGCGCGATATCGCGCCATATACGAGCGTTACGCGTCCGATCGCGCCGCCGCCGAGCAGAAGTGGCTCAAGAACCTGCGGCAGTATATCGGCGTATACGATCCAGAGATCGAACGTGTGCTGCCGCAGAACCGGTCGCGTGCGTATCCGCGCGTGACCCGCGTGAAGTGCATCTCGATGTTGTCGCGGCTCATGAACCTGATGTTCCCGGGCAACGAGCTTAACTGGGAGTTGAACGCGTCGCCGTCGCCGGAGATGTCGCCGGAGATGGTGGCACAGGCCGTCACAGAGCTGATGACAAAGCTGCAGGGCGAAGGCCAGCAGGTTCAGCTGACCCAGGAGATTGTTGACGAGGCCGTGCGCACGCTCGCCGCCCAGTCGGCCAAGCAGGTAACCGACGTAATCGTCGATCAGCTGACCGAGCTGGGCGGGGACCAGACGGTTGACTGGATCGCGCTCAACCGCAAGGTCGTCGATAGCGCCATCAAATACGGCGTAGGTGTGCTCGAAGGCCCTTACGTCCGCAAAATTCAGCAGAGCGGCTGGGCGCTCGCTGCGCAAGCAATGCCCGGCCCCGACGGGGAGATGACGTCTGCTGCGAGCTTCCAGCCTGTTGATCGCACGATCTACAAACCGCAGTTTGATTTTCTGCCTGTCTGGGATTTCTACCCTGACATGGCTGCGCGAAACCTACCCGGAGAAGGGTATTTCGTGCGCAAGATTCTGGGGAAGTCGGCGCTCCGGAAGCTGGCGGACAGAGCTGATTTTTTCGGCCCTCAGATCAAGGCCGTGCTCACCGATGTCCCTACGGGTAATTACCAGGCCAAGAGCTGGGAGACAGAGCTTCGGACAATGGGGCTGGGGATCAACTCACAAACCGGTGTGACCAACACCTCCGGGCGCGAGAAGTATGAGATCATCATCTGGAAGGGGCCGATCAGCGCGCAGATGCTGATGGAGGCCGGTGCCGAGGTGGCCGAGAACATGCGGACTGACGATGTCGATGCAGAGCTGTGGATGGTCGATAACCGGGTCATTAAAGCGGAGGTCAACGCCTGGCGCAAACTCGGGCTGACGATCCGGCAGGCGCATATCTTCAGCTTCGACGAGGATGACACCTCACCGATCAGCCAGGGCCTGCCGGCGATCGTGCGCGACAGCCAGCTCTCGATCTGCGCTGCTACCCGGATGGTGCTCGACAACGCCTCGGTGGTGTGCGGCCCGCAGTTCGAGATCAACACAGCGCTTATGCGCCCTGACCAGGACATGAGCGCGATCGAGGCATACAAGAACTGGTATCGGGACGACGACGGTCCCACTGCGCAGTTTCCGGCGATCCGGCGGATCGAGATCGACGGCCACATCGGCGAGCTTTCGGCCCTCATCAAGATGTTTATGGAGTTCGCAGAGCTTGAGACCTTTATCGGGCCGCAGACCGGCGGCGATTTGACCCGTATGCCCAGCGAACCGATGCGGACTGCGTCAGGCGCGAGCATGGCGCGCGGCGACGCGGCGCTGCCGTTCAAGGATATCGTGCGTAACTATGACAGCTTCACCCAGTCGGTGATCTGGAGCATGGTCACGTTCAACAAGAAATTTAACCCCGACCTCGCGCCCGAGGGTGACTATGACGTGATCCCGCGCGGGGCTACCAGCCTCATCGCCAAGGAAATCCGGGGTGCCCAGATCGACCAGCTTAGCCAGACGCTGACGCCGGACGAGCGTGACCATATCGACGAGCGTCGGTTTATTGAGGCAAAGTTTGCCAGCCGCGACCTCCAGGGCATGTTGCTCAGCGAGGATGCGGCCAAGCGCTCCAAGGATGGCCGTGCTCAGGTGGCTGCCCAGCAGGCGCAGCAGCAGAGCGAGATGATTGCAGCCGAGATCAAGAAAACGCTGGCTGACGCGTTCAAGGGCGTTGCGCAGGGGCAAAAGAATAGCGCGAACGCCGACCAGGTTTCTGTTAAGACAGCCTTGGAAATGATTAGTTCAGGAGAGCAGCCGGATGTCGAGGGCCAAGGTAGCAGAGATAGTGCATCGCCTGCGTGAAGCAGCCTATCTGCAAGACCCTATCGCCAAAGCGGCGATCGAGATGATTAGACTATCAGCAGAGGTGACGCGGGAAAGCCTTGTTGCAGCAGACGGGAATGATATGCTACGCTTGCAAGGTGCAGTGCGTCAGCTCGACAAGCTACACAAGGACTTGATAACCAAACCACCGCAAACTAAGTCGCCGGAGGCACAAGCATGACCCGTAAACACAGCCTTCTAGCCAATGTCTCTGCGTTCGGCATGAGCGCAGCTGAGCGGCAGAAGGGCAGGTTTATGCGCGCGCCAGACGAGCATCCGAAACCCGATGACGCCCCCGGGTCTGCGCCTGTGGAGTCTACACCTGCCGAACCCACCTCGTTCGACGACGCGTTTGCTGTTGAGGTCGCGTCCGACGGACCGCCGCCTGCCGATCCGAAAGCGCCTGCTGAGGCGGCACCTGTCGAGGCGGCACCTGTCGAGGCGGCACCTGTCGAGGCGGCACCCGCCGAGGCGGCACCTCCCACAGCGGACGAAATCCTCAAAGGGCTGACCGAGGCGATCAAAACCCGAGCGGAGCCAGCAGCGCCCGCGCCTGCGGCTGCGGCTGCGCCTGCGGCTGCAGAACAGCCTCCGATCTACACAACCGAAGAGCTGAACGTAATCGCCGAGTATCATAAAGACTGGCCCGACGTCGCGCGCGCCGAGACTTTGAAGCGCCGCGCTGAGTATTCCGATCTGCTGGCTTTCACGTTCCAGCAAGTGCAGCAGCAGCTGGCTCCGATGGTGGAGCAGCTCCGGACTATGGGCAACACGATGCACATGGGCGAGCTGAAGACGCTTGTCCCTGACTATTCCGACCTCGTCGAGACCGAGGTTACCGCCTGGATCAGCACGCAACCTTCCTACTTGCAAGCCGGAATGAACGGCGTTATGCAGGGAGGAACAACTGATGAGGTCGCCGACCTTATCGGACGTTACAGAGCAGCTTCAGGGACTGCACCCGCAACGCCAGCCGCAGCGCCGGCAGCGGTCAAAGTCCCAGCAGCTCCAAAAGCAACTGAGCTGTCCACGGCTGCCAAACAAGCGGCAGCCTCGTTGGCCCCAGTCGGTAGTGAACGGACGCAGATTCCGGTCGGGGAGGACTCCCAGGATTACGGAAGCGCGTTTGCAAGGTTCGCTGCTCTGACTGAATAGGTTCAACATAGGGGATTAAGCTCATGGCTGTTGGTTATGGTGATATCACTCCCGCAGTAGCTGCGTGGGCGGTTGTTAAGATGCTCAAGCGCGCGCTGCCGCTGCTCGTTTTCGAGAAGTTCGGTCAGACGTATTCGCTGCCCACCAACTCAACCCAGGTTGCGAAATTTCGGCGTTATTTTCTGTCCGGCGCGACCGGCTCGGCGGGTAACGGCACAGGCAATTTCTTCACCCCGCTGGCGACCACGCCGCTGGTTGAGGGCGTTACACCTTCAGGTCGCTCGCTCGCCAACCAGGACTATACGGTCCAGCTGGCACAGTATGGCGACTACATCACCATCACAGATGTGGTGAACGACACCCACCCAGACAACGTCCTCGGGTCGGCCACTGAGATTCTCGGCGAGCAGGCGGCTGAAACCGTCGAGACGCTGCGGTTCAACGTGCTCAAAGCCGGTGTGAACGTGTTCTACGCTGCCTCGGCTGCGACCCGGTTGCTCACGGCAGCCAAGATCAGCCTTGCTGACCAACGCCGCGTTACGACTGCGATGACCCGTCAGAACGCGAAGAAAATCACGTCGGTCGTGGCTTCGACGCCTGACTTCAACACGCGGTCGGTGGAAGCGGCTTTCATGGCGGTGGCTCACCCCGATATGGAGACAGATATCCGGGACATGGTCGGCTTCAAGGCGGTCGCTGATTACGGCCCGCATACTTCCCCGATGGAAGGCGAGGTCGGTTCGGTCGAGCAGGTTCGCTATATCTGCACGACGGTTGCGCGTCCGTTCGAGGCCGCTGGTGTGGTTGTCGCTTCGGCACCACTCATGCGCTCCAACGCAGGCGTCCGGATCGATGTCTACCCGGTGCTGTATTTTGCCCGGGACGCCTTCGGTATCGTTCCGCTCAAAGGCAAGGACTCGATGATCCCGATGGTCGTCAATCCAAAGCCCGCCGCTGGTGATCCACTGGGTCAGCGCGGCACGGTAGGGTGGAAGCTCTACACCGCTACCGTCATCCTCCAGGAGGCGTTCATGGTCCGCCTTGAGTGTGCCGCAACGGCGTAATTCGTCACGGGCGGGGGGTGCTTCGGCACCCCCTGATTTGCTTTAGATAGGGACAAAACACATGGCATTGGGCGTAGCAACGCAGAAGTCCGACGGCATCGCACGCAGCGAAAGCGGCACTATTGTCGGCGACGGCACAATTCTGACTGTAACTCTCGGGTATCGCCCCCAGCGGGTTGTCCTGATTAACGTCACAGACGCGATCAAGTTCGAGAAGCACGACGCCGGTATGCTCAATACCGAAACGCTTCAGACGGTCGCGGCGGGCGCTCAGTCAACGACGACCAGCTCGCAGATCGTCATCACTGACGGCGGCTTTGTTGTGACTGCAGCAGTGTTCATCACCGCGAAGGTCTTCAGCTGGTTCACAAACTGATCCGACGGAGGGGGGAGCTAAAGTCTCCTCCCTTCGTTTATTACGGCATAAGGATCAGCGAGTATGCCTTACGATAGCATCAGCATCTCACGCGAGCGATCGAGCTTCTGTGTGAAACTGACCGATCCTGAGCTGGTCAAGGCGAACCGCGCGCGGGATATGGAAAAATCGACAACTGCGTGGCAAGACCCGCATGTCGAGTATGATTTCCCGGACAAAGCGGCGGTGTTGAAGTTCCTCGATAAGGCGATGGACATCGCCTTGCCTGCGGACACATACACCTCTACGTTCGATAAACTGGCCAAGGAAGCAGGAGCGGATCAAGATGTCTAATTCATACACAGTCGGCGAGACGATCGTCACCCCCGGAGCTGGTGGATGGTATGTGCTGACCCACCCGAGCGCCCCCCAGGAAGAGCGTGTGCAGGGCAAGGAGAACGCCGACAGACGTGCCGCCGAGATTAACGCGGCTGCTGCCTCACCTGAAGGTATGATCCCCCCGCAAGGTGACCTGGTGACCCCGGCGGGCACAGACGAGCTGCAGAAGCAGGTAGCGGCTATGCGCAGGGAGTTGGAAGAGTTGCGCGCGGCGCAGCCTGGAGCACCCGTCGAGACTGCCGAGGGTCCGGACGCCAGCAGCCTGGCCACTGTTCCGCGCGAGTTCGCCGGAGAGATGAGCAAGGCACAGAAGAAAACGCTGAAATCCGCAGGTGTGGAAGTCGTCACAATTGTGCTTGAGGAGAACGAGTCGATCCCGCCGACCGGGTTGTTTATCAGCCACAACGGGCGGGCTTACATGATTAAGCCGGGCGAGGAAGTCGATGTCCCTGACTTCCTGCTTAGTGTGCTCGACGATGCGATCACGTCCTCACCGGTCGTCGATAGCGGAAGCCAGAAAATCATTGGCTATCGTGACCGGAGCAAGTATCCTTACCGACGGGTTTAGAGCGCTTGAGGGCGATGCTGCACGATGGTAGGGGTTTCTACACAAACGGCAGCATAAGCTCTGCGGGGGAGACGGTTCGGTGACGCTAGGTGAACTCCTTGAGCTGCTGAGGCACTCGATCCTGAACGACCGCACGGACCGCATCAGTGGCTCGTCCGACTATCTCTGGACCGACAAGACGCTGTGTATCTACATCAACGAGGCACAGCGTCGGTTCGCAGTCAGAAGTCTTATCCTTCGCGACGGCACGACTGACGAGGTAACCCTCGTCCCGCTCGTCGCTGGTCAGACCGTCTACAATCTCCACAACGCGGTCATCGCGGTGGTGAGCGCTAAGACGGAAGGCCAGAACGCCGGGTTGAGCCGGGTAGGCCACAGCTTCCTGGAGAGTTATCGCAGCCCCGCTGCCCGGCTCCCTGATCCGACATATTTCAGCGCGATGCAGCCGGGGGCGACGCTGGCGTTCTCCACAGACGAGGCCATCAACAACGCTGACGGTGCCAGTGTCGAGCAAGTTACGCTACGTATTTTCCCGGCCCCCACCGCTGAGATGGTGACCGCGAACACCGCGCTCAGGCTACGTGTGATCCGCAAGCCTCTATACCCCCTCATCGAGACATCGACCGGGGCAACTCCGGAAATCCCCGAGGATCACCATATCGAGATGCTCGATTGGGCAGCATATCTGGCGTTGCGGATCGTGGACGACGACGCAGGTGCGCCCAAGCGCGCGGACGAGTTCCGGATCATGTTTGAAGGGCATGTAGCGGAAGCCAGAAAACTCGCTATGAGGAAGATGTTCGCGCCAACCGGTTGGGGCTTTGGGCGAGGTGGGTTCGTCTGGGAGAGGGATTGATAAATGCCGACGCAAGCTGAGTATGACCGCCAGGCGATCGCTGCGTTACAGGCGCAGTCGCCGATGCGTCGGGCCATACAGCAGGGGGCAAATGTGCTCACCAACTTTGGCAACACCGTTACCGGCGGTGCTCTCGGAGCGGTTGGAGACTTTGCGCGGGGCACCCCGCTCGGCACTACCGGCGACCAGATTCGTGCGCAGCTCAACGCCCAGTCGGACCAGGCAGCCCCGATCACTGATGCGCTTGGCATCCTCACAGGCGGAGCCGTGCTGGCCCGAGGAGCGGGCGCGGCTGTCAGGGCAGCAGGCGGCATCAGGCCAGCAGCAGCAGCGCTGGCCCGGTCGTTTACCCCGGAAGTGATCGGCACACGCGCAGCCGCGCTCGGGGCCAGGGCTACTCCAGCCCCAGGCCGTGTGATCGCCGGGGTCGCAGCGCCTCTCGCGGTAGCGGCGGGCGTGAGCGCGCTGGCCGGCAACCCGGATACACCAGCGGTTCAGCCGAACCCTAACAACCCGAGAGACGGTCTGACTGCCAGAGGAGATGGCCCGGTCGAGCAGGCGATGATGCAAGGCCGCGAGGCGCGCACGGTCCAGGATGATCTGACAGATACTGTCAGGCAAGTGCTGAACAACAATCCTTCGCTGGCGCAACTCCAGACGATCCAAGGGTTGCTCCCCAGCACGATAAAGCGGACTCAGTCCGATAAGGACGCGCTGTTCGGCCAGACCAGCAAACTCTCAGACGCGCTTCTCCAGCAGGAGCTGGTGGCTGCCCAGGCGGCTGCTACATCGCCGGAGGATTACGCCAAACGCTTTCAGTCGGCGCTCCGGAGCAAGTTTCAGCGGGACGCGGGGATGCTCGGGTTCGATCCAGGCGAACTGGTGCAGGCGCAGCTTTTGCAGCCGGGCGAGGAATAAACGATGGCCCAGATCGGGGGGGTTTTCATTGACGACGCGCTCCTGCCGACTGTGCCGGTGCCAACGCAGCGTTCCCGGCCAGGTCTCGGTGCGCTCTTCGGCAACGCAGCGCAGCAAGCGCTCGGACAGGTGCGCTTCGGTGTGCCGCTCGCGATCGAGACACAGCTTGGCACTGCGAGCGCGCAGGACCGGGCGTTCTACGAGAGCGGGCTGGCACAAAACCGGGAAGCTACAAGCCGGATCGCTCCTGCGAGTGTCGATGACCTTACTGCAGGACGTGTGGGCTTCGGAGGCTTTATCGCCGAGAACCTGGCCGTTTCGGCACCACAAACACTCACAGGCATAGCAGGGGCTGTTGCAGGCGCGCGGTTCGGTGGAGTGCGAGGAGCGCTTGCCGGCGCGACCGCTGCGAACACACCAATCTTCACAGGCTCCAATGTTGATCGGGCCGTCCAGGAGCAAGGCACGCTGACACCAGAGGCCGCGACACGCTCTCTCGTTGCGGCTCCACTCCAGTCCGCGACAGACTCGGTCATCCAGCGGTTTCTCCCGGGAGCCGAGAGGCTTTTCGGGGGCTTTGCTGCGACCCAGACCGGTAACTTCCTGGCACGGACCGCGAAGTCAATCGTCAAGGCCGGCGCGACCGAAGCTGTGGCGGAAGCATCCCAGCAGCTCGGAGAGCGGTTTGCCGCCGGGTTGGACGTTACCGGCCCCGACGCGGCAGCCGAGTATGTCAACGCGGCTGTTGTCGCGTTTGCACTCGGTGGTGTGCTCGGCTCGGGAGGTGGGTTTCGACGCAGCGCGGCGCAGGTCAAGAACGCGGCGGATGTCACCAACGAGGACGTTATCGAAACAGTTGACGCGGCGCTGTCAGGGGAAAAGCCCGCTCTCAGCCCGATCCCTGAGAGCGCCCGCGCGTATACACCACCACGCCGTATGCTGCCCTCACCGAATGACTTTGCGAACCCGGACGCGGTCAGCGTCGGCGCGGACGGCGTCTCGGTCACAGAGGAGCAGCGTGCGGCTGCTCTTGACCCAAGCGTGCTCGATCGACCGGACCCGGCGCAGTTTGAGCAGGGCGCTGCCGAGCGGCTTCAGGAGGCCCAAGACCTTGCTGCGCAGTCTCAGCGTGTGGGCGAGGAACCAGCGCGGATCAACCAGGCTGTGCGGGATATTCTGGCAGGGAACCAAAACCCTCCAATCCCAGACGCGCTGCGCGCACCCGCGCCTGTATTCGATCCCGCAGCGGCGTTCCAGGAGCGGATGGCGCAAAGCACCAGCCCGCTCGCGATCGGAGCTACCGGGGAGTTTAACGGCGTCAACAGCACGGTCCAGGCTCGCTTGTTCGCTGCCGACCCAATTGCCGATCTGCGCACAGCGCTAAAGCTGAAGAGCATGTCCGATGTCACGCGTGCCAGCGTGGAGCGGGAGATAGCAACGCGGCGTGCGGAGGTCACCGGTGCGACACCGCTGACAACTGACTTTGCGACGCGGCTGAACGAGGTAAGGGAAGGGCTGCGCGGCAGCTTTGTGACCAAGCTCACCGCAACAGATGTGGCTGACCTCAAGACCAAGGTTTACAGCGAGCTGCTCGACAACCCGCTCGCGTCCCAGAGCGTGACGAAGCTGGCGGAGCGACTGGGGCTGGTTACCGCGACGGGCGAGCCGACCGCCGAAGGGAACGCGATCGAAGCCGCCCGCACACAAGCGCTCCAGGACGAGATCAACGCACCTGCTCCGACCCCCGTAGGCGTCGCTAGACCCGGCACTACAGCAATGGGGCCACGCACAACTCTTGAAGCTGTCGCGGTTGCCCCGGCGACTGTCGACCCTAATTTCAAGTTCAACACTGTGTTGTCGCAGGCGGGCATCAGGCGTCTCAGCAGCGCACCCGCATCGGTGATCGGCACTCCGGTCAGTCTGCTTGATGCACAGCAGAAGGTGTTCTCGGCGCTGGCCACAGACACGTCACCGGAGAGCGCATCGAACCGAGGGGAGAACGCTGCGGTTACGCAGGTGGAGAAGATCGCAAAAAGCCTCGGCCTCATCACCAACGACGACGCGCGGGACGTCACCCCGCTGGGCCGGAAGGTCTATCTGGGCACCCCTGAAGGGCGCGCAGAAATAGAGCGGACCAAAGCGCAGCAAGGGTTTGCTGGTGCGCCTGCGAGTGCGTTCGACCAAGGTGTTCAGTTTGAGGCGACCGGGCAAACCCCGAGCGCGTTCGGCTCGTTTGAAGAGCTGGCCGCTTACGAGTCTGGACGCGTCCACGCCCGGGACGTGGTCAACAACGGCCCTGCGACAGTCGAACAGACTGAAGCGACCCGGGCACGCCAGGCCGGGCGTGTCAAAGGCGACACGGCTGCGCGCGAGAGTATCAAGCGCGCACCACTCACATCAGAACAACTCCGCCAGCAGGGACTCAGCAACCTGCTCGACATAATCGATCTCTCAGCTGTCACCGACACAGATGTGGGCGCGCTGCGGCGAATGGTGCGCGATGGGGCGACAACTGTAGAGTTGAGTGACGCGCTCCAGCAGGTTCAGGGCGGCAAAACGCTGTTTACCCAGCCGGAAGCCGCGCCGGCAACGCTATCCCCGAGGCCAACGCGAGGTCAGCCGCTGTTCAAGGAGATGAACCCCCGGGTCCAGATGACGGGAACACGTGGGGGTCAACGTGCCGAGACACAGGAGGCGGTGCGTGTCTATGACCAGCGCCAGCTGATCCGGCGGGCGATGAAGGACAAGGAGATTACCGTTTCGCGGGCGAACAAGCTCAACGACCTGCTCGACGAAGGGCGTGTCGGTGTCGTTGAGAAGATCACCGCAGAGTTCGGCTCGATCCAGCGGGACGCATCCGCCGTCGCAGAGAACAACGCGCTGGAGAACACGTCGTTTGGCGCAGCCGACACAGAGCTGGAGGAGTTTCTGGTAGGACGCAACTTCATCGAGACGTTGGACCAGATGGTCGCGCGGGCACCTTCAGACCAATCGCGGGAGATCATGAAAAAGGTGATGCTGATGCACCGCCAGATGCTTTCTGTCACCGACACGGTCTTCCGGGTGCGGATCATACGTCCGACAACTGTTGGAAGGTTCCCCGAGAATTTTCTCAATCCCTCGACGCGTGCGATGACAGAGTTCAAACGCAATCCAGCGGAAGTTACCGTGCTCCTGAAAAGCGCGGATTTCGGCCCGGAGGCGGGGATGAACTGGCAGCTGGTGACGCATGAGATGCTTCACGCAGTCACTCTGCCGGCTTTTGAATACGCGAACCAAACGGACCCCACCGGGAAGACCGAGCTGGGCAAGGCGGTCAAGAACCTCAATGAGCTGACAGAACGCCTCAACGCACATATGGCCGCGCGTGCGTCGCAGGGTAATCTTACACCGTTCGAGTCGGATTACATCGAGAACCGCAGCAACGCGCTCGACAACGCAGAGGAGGTGCTCGCGTGGGGATTAACAAACCCGGAGATGCAGCAGTATCTTCAGTCGGTGGAGTATGCGCCGCGTCAGTCTGTGTTCTCCAGGCT